TGTATGCTTGTGTAATCGCCAACAACTGCTCTATTAGCCACAATAAAATCTCTAATGTAAGTTACTTCCTGAAGCGCATCAGCTTTAGGTGCTTCATAGCCTGATGGATATTCAATAATCGTTTGATATGCGCCTTGCCATTGTTCAATGATTGTATCAACTGCATCAGGTAGCTTTTCATAGTAACCTTGAAGCGCTTTGTGTTCTGCGTATGATTTGGTTTGTAAATGTAAGATATGACCATTGGTTGCTGCATGGAGTAGCTTTAATAAGAATTCGCCAATAGTCACGCTTGGCAATACTACTTCAGCTTCATGGATTGAATATACTTTTTTCATAAGATTACCTATTCATAAAATAAATGGCGATAATCATAATAATAACGCCGAATAATAATTCTATCATAATTTAGACCTCATTAACTTGATTGTTTCTTGCAAAAGCTCAACTTCCGATCCAAACTTTCTTTCAAATTCTTTTTGTCCTGCATGTAAAGCTATCCCATAACCGCCATTTTGATGATGATTAGGGCATAAGGGTATGGCGAGCGACCAATGACTGCGTTGGGATAACCCTGCACCATGTCTAATATGATGAATATGAGGTGGACTATAACCCCATCCTTCTCGCCTACACACTATACATCCCAATTGTGACAATTGATCGTAGTGCTTTTTTTCGTCTTTAGTCACTTGACCATCCTAGCTGGGCAAAATAACTCTCAATATTCTGTATGTAAGATGTAAACTCCTCGACTGTAAGATCAGTTGTTGAGCGAACATAAGGAACTTGAACTCCATTAATAGTTTTCTGTTCAGATAGGAAAAGATGCCCGCATAGAAGATGCACTTCCATAGGTAAGTAACCTGTAAAGTTACTAATGCTTTTATATAACTTACCCCACAGGAACTTATTTGCTTCAATCGACCTCTTATCACCGCTAACCTTTTCTTTGATCGTAACTTGTGGTGTTTTGCCTTCTTTGATAAGACCTTCCAAATAAATCTGTAGTTGATTGATATTTTGTAGCGTCACTATCCATTCTTTCTGCTTCATCTTTTAGCGCCTTTGCGTCATCGTGTATTTTAATCATCTTTGTGCCATCCCATAATACAAATCTATTTGCGCCATCCGCAAGCATGTATCGAGATATATAAAAATTATTGCGCTCAATGCAATATTTACTAACCTTGCTCCATTTATTTTGCATTTATAGCTTCCTTTGCGAATTCAAGTGAGATTGCTGGATAATTCTTGGGGTTAGCAATAATACGATGCGCCCAAGCCCTCATATCTTTTAACTTCTTATCTTCACTCTTAATGTCCTGCACAAATTTATTTACATTAGCTGCATAGACCGCATTAGTTTCTTTAGATAATTTAGGTGCTTCTAGCCTGGCAAATTCAATTGGCTTTTCCCTGCACAATTGCAATATGTCAAAGATACTGGGAAAGAATTTACTATTATCAATATGCTTATCAAAAGCTTTAGTAACTATACTAAATTCAAATCTTTCAAGCTTATGAAACCAAACTCGGATTGTATCTAAATCTAGTGGTTGTTTTTGATAGAGCGTTGTTACTGTGTCCATCATTTGTTTAAAACCTATCTTATCGTTTAGTGTCATTACTTATCCTTTTTATTTAGCCATCATATACAAACCAACATTACCTAGCGCATAACCAAAATAACAAATACCCATTCCATTGTTGCCAAGATAAAACTGTTCAAAACTTATATAGCTATAAATAGCGCCTGTAATAATAATTAATATATGGCTCAAAATGGTGGCTCGTCTTTTATTAAATCAAATACATTTTCTTTTGGTTGAGGTGGTAAGCGTTGAATTTTATGGTTAGGTCTGTGCAATACATAACATTCAGCTTCATGCTTTGTTCTAAAGCGTATGATTGGCTCGCCAAAATCATCAAATACAATATAGCGAAATAAAACTTCCATACAATTACTCATCGGATAAATATTAATTGTAGCACCAAGTCAATGCCACATACCAATCCAAAAATTCCACCAAAAATTAATATTTTTATTGCAAAATCTATAGATTTAGTCATTAAATTCTTGCCATAACAAAAATAAGACGAATGAAATAACCAAGAATATAACCGCCCACAAAGCAAAACTAACAATTTTAAAGGCCAACCACAAATTTGCTAGAATCATATTTTTTCTCAATGTCATTAATTTTTTTAGAATTTATAACTCCTAATTCTGATATAACTAAATTGTGCTTCTTACCGCGAATATCTCGCATCCATTCTAAAGTGTCGGGCGGAAAGAATGAAATCATTTTCCATACAAGATTATTGTTATTGTCAAATTCTTCTACCATCCAGGCTTTTATAGTTTCCATGTCTTATCCTTTAAGTTTTTCTAATATAACCTTTGCATTTCTAACACAAGGTATAGCGTCATATCGAGGATCGCCTTGAGTTAAACCTTCTACCATCCAATCTAAAGCTTCTACAAGCTCATTAACATCTCTAGCAAGTTCTTTTCTATACTCAAGATCAGTTTGAGTTTGTCTATGGACTTTTAAAAGCCATTCTTTGGTATCAGGTTCTTTATTCTTCATCTTGATTAATCATTCTTACATTTTTAAGTTTACGGGTATTGCCATCAAATACAAATTCTACATTACATCGACTAGCGCGTCTTTTATTTGTGGCCGCACAAAGTCCAACTTTATCATAATGTCTTAAAAATACCGAATAGGGAGCTACTACATCTTCTATTGGTGCTGGTCTAGTTTTTGCTATATCTTGAACATTGAGTTCGCCATTTAATTGACGAACCCAAGTTTCTAAATTACCCATTGTTGTATCTTGTGTCATTTCTTGTCCTTTTCTTATTAATAAAAAATATGATTATTATGAGATAGTTTAATCGTTTTATCTTTAGCCCAATATGGTTTTATATTTTTTGTATGAAACCATTTTGCGCCCCTTGTTGGATCGCTTATCCTTTTTTCTAAAATCGCTTTTGCAAGCGGTTCTAAATGTGCTATTTGTGTTTTTGTTGGCATACCATAATCCAAAAATTGGTATTGCTTCGGCTGCCTAATTATTTCACAAATAGTTTTCGGATAATTTGGATCGGCTTTGCGGTTAATTGCAGTATAAGCTGCTGCAACCATACCAATATTGCCTTCACCCCTTGCTTCGCCCCACATAAGAGCTGATAAACATAAGACTTCATTGATCATCTTCTTTCCTAAAATGTTACTGATACAGACGGCTCATCCAAGAATCTATGCTGATTTAAATAAGTGCTAGCATTTGGAATAAACTGTCCACCCTTCTCAAACCATTGCTTGCTAGTTTTCTGCCAAGCTAGGGTTTGAAGAACATCTTGTAAATTAGGTCTTATCTTATTCCAAGATTTTCTTGCTGCTTCTTTGCCGACCTTTTTTGGATACTCTTGCCAAAATATATCAAAATCGGACAATATATCTTTATGGTTATTAGTTATTGGTTGTTGGTTATTAGTTATTAGTTGGTTGAACATCCGTTGAACGCCCGTTGAACGCTCGTTGGAATTCGCCCGTTTCTCGGCACTTATACGGCCTGCCTTTGCAGCTTGATCTACCCTATCATGATAAAATTTAATCTCATCATCAGCCCGTCTTTGAATAAAACCAGCTTCAGTTTCAATAAAGAAATCTTTAAGCACATTTTTAATAGCATCCTTTTCATCTTGTGTCCTCGCTGAAAGTAATCGGAATATTTTATCTATATCTAATGGAAGCGGTTCTTCATTAAGATAATATTGATCGAGCAGTTGATGGTAACAACCATGCTCCAATAGGGTTAGGTGGCCTGTATCAGCCCTATAATCTGATATGTTATGTTGATAATAATGCAATTAGTTTCCTTTCTCTTATCTTGTTCTTTTTTATTATTAACCAGTTTTTATGATTCGCGCAAGTATTTTTGTATTATTTTTTGAGCTTCCTCAAATCCATAAGCCACTTCCGCACCATAACCCATTGATTCTGCTAAAGTAAGGAACTGTTCTTGGTTTTGTTGTAATTTTGCACTTCGATCCTTTTTCATCTCTATAAATAGCCCATGAAGGCCATTTGCTGGAATCATAAGAAACAAATCGGCCACCCCTGCGGTTACCCCCTCTTGTTTTAATTTAATGGCCGTTCCGATATGCCTAGCGCCCCCATTTGGGATAGCCCATAGACATTTAGCCATTAATGGATATTGCAGCCTAAACCATTTAATAAGCAAAGACTGTGCCAGGTGTTCGTTATTCTTCATAAAAAAAATTTGACACAAATATTGAAAAGGGTATATTAGCACTTGTAACAACTAAAAAGGAAACGATATGAAACTACTAACCGCACTATTAATAGCACTACCAATCGCTTCATTCGCAGGCGAATCACCAAAGCTTCGTTATAATTGGGTTGAAAATAAATATAACTACGCTCCAGCATCAGCCAAGCTTAAATATAATTGGACTGCCGACAAATACGAATTTGTTGCACCTAATTCAAAACTCAAGCATAATTCGCAAAGTGGTAATTACGAGTATGTTCAAACACAAATTGATCCTTACAAATCTGAAATAGGGGAATAACATGACAAGACAAACAAAACAACTTATTATTTTTGCAATTGCATTTTGGGCTTACTTTGCTTTATGGCTATATGTCTTAACTCCAATAGCAATAGAATGGTTGGGTAAATAATATGGCTACCGCATTAGTTCGTATGATTGAAGATAAACAAATAGTAGGAATGTTTGCTTATAGGGAACTTGGTGAATTGTTTTGGTTAGTTGATCAGTCCACAAATCCTTATGAATGTGAATTTATTAACCTTAAATATGGTGGTCTTATTTGGAAAAATGAATCAGCCCCTCTTATTTCGGATGATCTTTATAAAGCTTGGCATGCTGATGATGATGGCGAACTTTTAAACGAAACTGGTTCTGATGAATTTTATGATAACGCTCAATTAGATGATTATGCTTTTGAGCAAGCATTAGATTCTGATTGGACACCAATCACTAAAAAATTTAAAGGCGAATAAAAATGTTGCCAAATCAAGAAGATAAGGTTAAAATGCACAAGAATCAACAAGTTACGGGGGCAAATATGTCTGACCAGCAACGAGAGATGCAACACAAGATTCATATTCAAACAATGATGAATCCTGATCCTGATTTCCTAGATTTAGAACCTCATATATCTTTGCAAGAATTAATTGAATATCATATTGCTTTTAATGTGGATGTCTTTTCTGATTTTTATGATGAAGTTGAAGTTCAAAATCAAGTAAAGAATATTCTCTATGATTCTAAAGATGATAAGCTAGGTCGCATTAAAGATGTTTATGATGCGGAAATTAAAAGGCTAGCAAAATTCATAGCTGAAAACTATGAAAGAGATAGTTTCGCAAAATGGGCATATAATGATACAATATCGCATGTAATATAACGAAACTTTTTAAGGACAAGATAAGATGAAAACATCCGAAAGCATCAAACAGATTGCTGAAGCTTTAGTATCGGCGCAAAAAGAAATTAGATTTGCCGTTAAAGATTCAACTAATCCTCATTACAAATCCAAGTATGCCAATATCAATTCAGTTATTGATGCCGTTAAAGCGCCACTTAATAATAATGGCATAGCTTTAATTCAATCATTAAGCCCATCAGACGACAATAAACTCCATTTAACAACTCGTTTAATCCATAGTTCGGGGGAATGGATTGAGGATACTGCCGTCTGCCCTATACAAAAACAGGACCCGCAAGGACTTGGAAGCGCCATTAGTTATATCCGCCGTTATAGTTTATCAGCCATGTGTGCCGTTTATGCCGATGACGATGATGGCCAATCAGCCGCGCTTAATGCCGCAGATTATCTTCAAAGAATTACCCAATCACAATCATTAGAAGAACTCCAGGCTAATTATAATTTTGTTATGGGCGAAGTTAAGAATGATCGCACCTTATCTAAAATGGTTATTGAAGCTAAAGATAAAAGAAAGGCGGAACTATGATGGAAGGATTAAGAAACAGTAATTTTTACGGAGTGACGCTACCCTATTCCGCGCAAGAATTAATGGCTATAGAAGCCCGTAAAACAAGAATAGAAGCTATTAAAAGAGAGCTGGGTGATAAATACCTATTAGCCCCTTTATATGGCAGAATTCAAAGCCCTAAACTATGAATGGCGCATTTTCTTATAAAGAAAGAAATAATGTAGTCAATATAGCGGAAGTATTATTTGAATCATATTGCCAATCTAAAGGATATTTTTATAGAAGATTAGGTTTTGATGAGAAGAATGATCCGATTCCTAACTTTTATGATCTCAATACTTTTATTAGAAATATGCCTGATTTTTATATTAACAATAATGGTAAAGCTGGCTTAATAATGGTTAAGGGAACTGCCAACATTAAAGCTTCAGAAATTAAAATGCTTCCAATGTTTATGGAATGGTATAGCTCTGAAAAATGCCCTTTGCTTTATGCTTTTTGTTTCAAGGATCAGAAACCTTTGCTTCTTCATCCCGATAAAGTAATAGGTCTTTATGAAAAATCAACCGATCAACAATGGCACGATGGCGTAACTTATAGGAACTTAAATTTAAATGGATAGAATAATAAAAGGTATAGAACAAGGCAGTCCTGAATGGATGGCTTTAAGAATAGGTAAGATTGGCGGCTCAAGGGTTGCTGATGTTTTAACTGAAGGTCGAGGTGGCTCTGAATCTTTAACTCGTAAAAAGTATAAGAATGAATTGATTAGAGAAAGATTGACGGGTAAGAAATTAGATACCTATAAAACGCCTGCAATGCAACGAGGAATCGATTTAGAACCTATGGCTAGGGCATGGTATGAAGTTAAATATAATACTTTTGTGGATCAGGTAGCAATCGTTTTACACCCTACAATTAATGGCGCTCAATGTAGCCCTGACGGATTAGTAGAAGCCACTAATTCCTTAATTGAGATAAAAATACCTAACCCTGAAAACCATTTGGATAACATCCTAACAGGTGGTAAACAATTAGAACAGTATTATGACCAAGTGCAATGGCAATTAGCTTGTATGCCTGAAAAAGAATTTTGCGACCTTGTATCTTATGATCCTGAAATGCCCGATCATTTACAAGGATTCGTAAAGCGTATTTATCGAGATGATGAATATATTAATAACATGCAGAATGCGGTGATCGCCTTTTTGTCTGAAATAGAAACTATCGTAAATAACTTAAAGGAAATAAAATAATGGCTATCACACACGATTTAATCGCTAAAACAGGCGAATACACTAATGCGGCTGGCGAAACAAAAGCTAGATGGCAAAAAGTAGGCGTTGCTATGAGCAACAAACAAGGTGGCACTTCACTTCTTATTGAATCAATCCCTGTCAATTTTGACGGCTGGGTAACAATGAGAGAACCTCAACCTAAACAAGCTGGTGGATCAGAGGATAAAACTGACTTACCATTTTAAAGAACTTCCACAAATCAATCCTTATCTTGATTGTGGTCGGAGTTGATAAGGTGCTTTCATGCTGTGTGGGGGCATGAATTAAGATTAATAATGTGCGTCGGATTCATGCACTTATAGCCCACGCCATTTTAATGATTTTACTGATGGATTTGTTTATAAATAAGCCCATAATTAACTTGCAACATTTATTAATCAAAGGGGGATACTATGTGGACAACTCCAGCAGCTACAGAAATGCGTTTTGGCTTTGAAGTGACGATGTATATAATGAACAAGTAATGATTATCGTTACAGATTGCTATTAAATTAAGGGGCTTAAAATGCCCCTTTTTTATTGTGTGTATAGTGTGTATTATTTAAAGTTTCATGCAAATTGTTTTCACTTTTTTTATATAAATCAATGATTTGAATGAAAACGGATGTAAAGTATGCTTTACATTGATACGATATAGTATCAATTATGAGATCATTTAATATAGTGATCGCCTGTGTTATTATTAAGGCCAATCATATCAGCCTTATCTTGATCCCATGAAGTTGTTTCATCGGAATCATAATAGCGTTCTTCATAAAGCTTATTCTTTTTACTACCCCAAATCTTTTCATAGTTCTCATCATACAAACTTTTTTGTTTAAGTTTATTAGTTGATCCTTTTCCAGCTTCCGAATATTTACTCATAATTTTTTCTCACCCAATTAGCAAAGTTAATTAATTCTGATTTGTCAGCAGTAAGCTTCATAGCATTAGCTTTAAAAGATATTACCTGAATATTGCCTTTAATGTAACCTTTGTCATTATCTATGCGATCAAGGCTAGGACTTAAATCTCTATTACCATCAATTAATTTTTTAATAGGAAGTCCAAGAATAGGACATATTTCAGGAATGACTATATCGGAAATTTCTATATTGAATTCAATGCCTTTTTTTAAGGCACGATGTCGAGCTAATTGAAAAAGATTTTTTTCTCGGTTCTTGTCTTTCCAAGCCCTTAAATAATCTTTTGTTTTGCTCTTATCTTTTAAAGGCATAATCTATTTTTTAACTTTAGAACGCGCCCACTCATAAATCCTTATACAATACCAAACTATTGATAACATTGCCGCAATAGCTGGTAAAAATTTCATAACAGTTCCTAAAACTGTAACTCCCGAAACTGTATCTAATACATGTTTTGTATGTTCTTGCATATCCATATTATTTCTTTCTACTAATTAATGAGATGGCGCTCGAGAGCCATAAACAAATCGCCGCTAGAAGATATATAACAGAGAGAACCATCAGATAGTAAAATAACCAAATAATTTTTACCATCGTAGTAATCAGAGCCAATATCTTTGATTGTTTTATTTTGTAGAAAATCGAATATGTCATCAATGGTTTCATGGGAACTTTGCATTTAAACTTTCTATCACTATTTCAGGACTTACAAATTTATTTGCATCATATTCAGTTTGTTCCCACCATAAGAATTGGTTTTGAACCAAATTGTTTCGATCCTTTAAAAGATTAATATTTTCAAGATGTCCAAATATTATAGGATCAGAAACAGACCATAGCACTATACCATATTTTTTCTTATCCCAAGCAAAATGCTGAAAAAAAGAATCGCAACTTATCCATGTTCTGCAATCATTGACAAGGCTTTCAAGTTCTTTTAATGATAAGTTTTTTCTAAAGTCATCAACTAATTGTTCTTCACCTTCTATGCCTACTTGAACTATTGGTTCTTTAATTAGCCTAATAAGTTCCTTCCAATAAGGATAATTCTTGGGGTTAGTTTTACCGCTTCTTAAAGCTTTAGAATAAGGACTAATAATAATCATAAATATAGCTTTCTATAAGCATCTTCTAAACTGCCTGTCCATTTCCATTGCGCCATTTTTCTATAAATACTCCATTGATCTATATCACCAAATAAAGCTTTAGCTTCAGCAATTGATCTGCCTGGCACTATGTCAGGATAGCAAGTAAAAACTTCCGCATTTGTAATGTCAGGCATTACATGACTAAATACAATATGATCGCCCATGCCACAGTTAAGCACTACAATCTTTTTGTCTTTATAATTAAGTGTGTTTCTGAATACTAATTCATCTTGCTCATATAACTTTTGATTTGTTTCTGATCTAATACCACCATTAGGATTTTTAAGATGCCAACTAACCGCATTAGGAACTGCAAGAATTTTATACCCTTTTAGGTATAAACCATAAGTAAATAAAGTTTCTTCTCTATGCGCTACCCTTGAAAGTCCTGTGTTGTAATCATGCACCCCAGCGCGATAAAGAAAAGAGCAATGAAGATGCTCAACTTCTTTTACCTTGTGAATAAATGACCATTGAATGTTAGGCTCTGTATCTATATTTTCTATTTTGCCTGTAGGTTTAAAGCTTTCAAATCGTAATGGCGGAGTTAATATTGATCCACCTACTGCACCTACTTTTTTGCTTGTGTAATTAAATAAAGTTTGTAAGACATTGGGTTCGGGTATTGCATCATCATCAACTCGCCATACCCAATCAAAGCCCATAGTGTTAGCCATTTGATGAATATGATGCTGACCTTTTTTTTGAGCATATAACCATTCCCATTGAATGCCTTTAATATCTAGCATTTGGAAAAAGTAGCTATACACTAATTCATTTCGCATATCTTGTGGCTCATCATTGTCATCAAAAATAATGAGCTTATCAACTTTTTTTGTCTGATTAATTATAGCGTTAAGCGTTAAAGGTAAAGTAGTTTGATAACGACCTCTTGTTGCTACCGAGCAAAGAACCTTATCCACGATCCCACCGCATGATCATAAGATTAAATTTATTAGCATTATTAATTTCAGGTAAAGTTTCTGAAATATAACCATGCTCATTAATATAATTAAATTGGAAATCAGTAAAGTGTGATTCATTTAAGCCATGAAGCTTATGATGTTCGCCCCAAAATCCTACAGGCTCATTATGCGGAGTGGTTAAAAGAAGCCTTCTACAATGATTTTTTAACATTTGAGCTATCTCTAATCCGTTATCAAGATGCTCAATTAACTCAAAAGCAATTATGGTGTCGTATTGAGCTAAAGGATAGGTGTTAATATCAGCTAAAGAAAAAGAAGTGTTTAAGCCCCATTCCTGTTCGCGTGCGACCTCTATAATAACAGGATCATAATCTAATCCTATATAGTTTGAATTATTTGGAAGGAATTGATAGCCATAACCTGTAGAGCAACCTATTTCAAAAATATTCTTGCCTAATAGATTGCGGTTAGCCCAAAGATAACGAGTGGCTTCTCTAGGATAGACGGGATCGCCTTTGAGAAAAACCGCTCGCTCATAATTATTTGTAAGTAAAAATCTGTAATGGTTTGGATCATGCTTTTTAAAGTATGCCAAAGCATCTTGTGTTATCTTGTCCATATCTTGTCCTTTTTAAATTGGATATACTGCTTCTACTCTAGTTCCTGCCGTTAATGCCGTTGCAAATACAATTGTTGTTCCGCTTGTAATAGTTATATCATTTCCTACACCTGCAACCATTTCTACACCATTACAAAATACCATTACTTTGCCTGAAGTGTAAGTCTGTGAAGTTGTAAATGTAGTTTGTGAAGCTGAAGCCGTAAAAGTATCAAAAATCATATTACTTACTACACTTGCTTGAACGCCACTATACCCTGAAAATCCTGAAAAACCACTAATGCCCGATCCTGAATAGCCACTATAACCGCTAAATCCTGAAGCGCCGTTAGCTCCGCTAAATCCGCTAATACCTGAAAATCCATTTATACCACTATAGCCTGATAAACCTTGTGCGCCCGAATATCCGCTAAAGCCACTTATACCACTAGCACCTTCAGCGCCCGAATAGCCACTAAAACCTGATGCGCCATTAGTTCCGTCTATACCTGAATATCCGCTATAACCACTAATGCCACTTGCACCATTAGTTCCGTTTATACCGCTATAACCCGATTCACCTTGCGCGCCACTAAAACCGCTAAACCCTGATGCGCCTGTAGCCCCACTAAAACCGCTAATGCCCGATGCACCATTAATTCCTGAATAACCTGAATGTCCTTCAGCGCCTTGCGCGCCTGAATATCCGCTATAGCCTGAAAGTCCTGGAGTGCCTTGTTCGCCACTATAGCCACTAAAGCCTGAATCACCTTTTTCGCCACTAAAGCCTGAAAAGCCACTAATACCCGAATAGCCTGAATCTCCTACCAAACCTGAATAGCCACTATATCCGCTATACCCTGAAAGACCAGGCGCACCCACTTCACCGCTATATCCTGAAAAACCTGATTGACCAACTTCACCTGACCAACCGCTATAACCTGATATGCCGCTATGACCACTATAACCTGAATCACCAACTAAACCTGAATAGCCACTATAACCTGAATATCCACTAATGCCTGGACTTCCTATTTCACCGCTATAGCCTGAATAACCGCTATAACCTGAAGTGCCTGAAGCACCGCTATAACCACTATATCCACTAAAACCTGAATAGCCTGATACACCATTAACAATTGCTAAAAATAAATTATGGTTGTTTGCAAAATTTGTAGTGCCTGTTCCCTCTGAAGAAATTAAACTTACAGGAATAGTCCAATAGCTAGTAGAAGTTCCACCATTAATATTTGTTGTAGCACCTGTAATTAACCAATATTGATTATTTCCACTTGCGGTTCTATCTTGAAGAACAAAAGTTTCACTTGGTTGCAAACTAGATAAGAAAATATCAATATCAACATTATTGTCAGTAAGATGACTAACATTAATTTGAGTTGCACTAATTTGAGTTGCATTGTTCCAAATAACATAACCATCACCTGGATAGCCTGAAGTTGCACCTGTGTTAGCATTATACTCAAAGAAACTTGATGATTGACCTTGAGCGCCAGTTGCGCCTGAATAACCGCTATAGCCCGATATGCCACTATCACCGCTAAAGCCACTATCACCGCTATATCCACTTATGCCGCTATAACCACTAAAGCCGCTTATGCCGCTTGCACCTACTTCACCTGACCATCCACTAAATCCTGAATCACCTGAAGCACCGACTTCACCTGAAAAACCACTATAGCCACTAAAGCCTGAAGTGCCTACTTGACCGCTAAATCCTGATATGCCGCTATATCCGCTAAAACCTGATATGCCTGAAAAGCCAACCTCGCCCGACCAACCGCTAAAGCCCGAATCACCTGAAGCACCTACTTGACCTGAATAACCACTAAAGCCACTTATACCACTAGCGCCAATTTGACCACTAAAACCACTATAACCACTAAAGCCTGAAATACCTGATAAGCCAATTTCACCGCTCCAGCCACTATAGCCTGATTCACCTGATGCGCCATTTTGACCTGAATAACCTGATTCGCCATTGATACCGCTAAAGCCTGAAAAACCTGAAGCACCTGATTCACCACTCCAGCCACTAATGCCTGAATAACCGCTAAAGCCACTTATGCCTGAATGACCACTAAATCCGCTAATACCGCTATAGCCGCTATATCCGCTAATACCACTGTCGCCACTGTAGCCACTTATGCCACTAAAGCCTGAATAGCCACTATAACCTGATTCACCTGACCAGCCTGATATACCGCTAAAGCCATTTATACCGCTATAGCCACTTAAACCATTAATGCCACTAAAGCCTGACCAACCTGATATACCTGAATCACCGCTCCAGCCACTAATGCCGCTATCGCCACTAAAACCTGAAATACCGCTATAACCTGAAAAACCACTTATACCTGAATAACCTGAAATTCCTGAATAACCTGAATAACCTGAAAAGCCTGATATGCCTGACGCACCTGAAGTTCCTGATCCGCCATCAATACCGCTATATCCGCTATACCCTGAAAAGCCTGAATAGCCTGATAGACCTGAAGCACCTGTGACACCGCGATCAACAACGACAATCGTAGCAGGTGTAGGTGTTACTTCAACATTAAGAGTAGTGCCTTGAGATAAGGTTACATCGGTTGCATTAACCGATACCGATATATCATTAGCGGGTGCAGGTGTAATCGATAATGTAGCCATGATTAATTAATCACGCCATCAGAACGAACCAAGAATAATAAGAAAATAATAGAATCTTGTGCAGGTGTAGTGCCTACTGCTGGAAATGAAATTTTAATACGACCTGAAAAGCCTACACAATTTTCAGCGTTAATATCCAATTGAGGATCACTTGCTATAACGCCCCATGCGCCTTCATCAATCACAAGTGTAAATGTGCCTGCGGCATCAACTCTGTTAGTAATAGTAAGATTGACTGCGGAAGGTGGCGGTGAGTAATCAGCTATGTCAAAGGTTAAACCATAGCGACTGTCTTTAATGTTAGATAATTGACGGCGAATAATAGAAGCTGAAATTGTAGCGCCTGTTAAATCAACAGGAAGATCATTGGAAGCAAATACAAGATTCCAATAAGTTTGCTGATTGTAAACTAACTCACCAGCAATAATTGGGTTGTCGAAACCACTTACTTGAGCAAGTGTATTTTTATTAAAGATAGCCATGTTTTCCTCACTAGGTAATTAACGCCCCTATATGCTTACAGAAGGCGAATGGTCTTATCTTATTAGATAGGTTATTTTACCATATTTATTATAAATAATTATATTTCAAACTTAAAATTTCCTGAAACTGTTATTCTATATTCATCTGATGTATAAAATGGATATACACAATGATTCATTTTAGATGGAAATATGCATAATTTTCCATTATATGTTTTATCAGCAGGAATATTCTCTTTAATTAATTCCCCCATTGAATTAATAGCTACAAATTGAAAATGACCTGGAATATTATCAAGTGAATTTTTACTTGATTTATTTTCCATTTCATCTTTTATATTATAAGGAATGTCAATCCAAATTACAAAACTAAAAACGCCTGCATGTATATGCAAAGGATTAAATTCATATTTTTTTTGAAAATTAACCCATAATTTTTCTATTTTTAATTCTAAATCTCTATTTAATATATTAATGTTTTTTATATAATTATAATATTTTTCATATTCATTAATATAAGGAATTAATAATGAATTAATATAATCTTTAGATTCAATTAATTCATATTCATGTTCTAAATTGCCAACTAAATTTTTGTTAAATGAAATTGCTTTTAAAGAATTATTTTTAATATAATTAATTTCTTCTTTAATTGGATTTAATTGATTTTCAGATAAATCTGTTAATAAATATCCAAAATTTTTAAATTGCATTAAATTTATCATTTAAAATAATTACCAACCATCCAAGTAACTACCGAATATCTTATTCCTTTTGTTACAGGCTCAACACCATGTGGCATAAATGAAGGGAATACTAAAACTGTGCCAGGCGTTTGTTGCGGATAAAGTCTTTCATGGCTATTTTGTATATAAAACTTTCCACCTTCAAAATCATCATTTAAAAATGCTAATACAGTTAATTTTCTAGTTTCATTTGATCTTTGATGAAAAGTATCAACATGAGTTTCATATTTACCATTTACATCATACATTAAAAATTCTGATTGATTAGAATGCGTAATATTAAATTGCCATACTTCATGATTAACTTGTAATCCAATTGAAGTTAATGTAGCGCCAATGCCTGCAAATAAAGGTAATTGAAGCCTTTGAACATTACGAATATTAAGATTAATATTTTTTTCTAAATTTTGACCTTCACCAATAAAAGGAAGTTCTTTTACTACTTCAGGCTTTGCATATTCTTCTATAAGTTTTTTACAAAACCCTTCAGAAATTGCATTAGATACTTGATAACAATCATCAAAATTTTGATTTTGAATTGTTTTGCTTAAACCTAAAGATTCGCGTTTATCATACTTCCATTCGGCATGAGGACCATTAGCATCAACATAATGAAGAAATACTTGAGCTTGCCATTGACCTTCAAAATAAGGCTCGCGCCAATGCCATTTATCGCAACCACGATACATAACGGCATCGCCAATTTCCATATCAATTTTTGTGCCATTAGTTTTATCTTCATGATCACCCATATAAATTGACCAAACATTGCCTTCAAAGCCTAATGTAATAGTAGCTGATATTTCGCAAGCTGGTCTATCTCGATGGTTTTTTAATTCTTCACCTTGTTGATTATAAAGGCGAGCATAAGAATAAGTAGGGTAAAGTTTTAAACCTGATTTTTCTTCAAAATAAGGCGTTAATGATTCAAGAAGCAAATCAAATTGTTCAGCACCATGCACCGCTTGAGATTTTGGGCATTGCTCATCATTGACTGTTTGTTGTTGTTTAACTAAATCTTTTAAATATTCAGTTAAATTTTTGCATGATTGTTCATCTAATACATTTTTTAAATGAACATATTTATTTTCTTTAAACTCTTGTATTGTCATATATTATTTTTTTAACCTGGATATGGGGCTGGGGGCGGAACGGGATAAATTTCTTTATCGCCTGTATTATAATACCATTGATCTGCTACCACATCGTCATCGCATGGTGTCCAAAATAATGGTAAAGATACTTCAAAAGTTTTAGTTTCAACTTCAGCTACTCTACATGAATTTTCAATTTGAGTATAAATAGGTTCAGGCGGTGTGTCTGTTGTCCATCCTGAAATATATTTAATTGGACTTTCATTAGGACTAATTAATGCATTTTTCATATATATTTTCCTTTTTTACCCTACATATTCTACTACAACTACTCCGCCTATACCACCTCTACCAAAACCCTGCCCAGGAGCGGTAGGTGCAAGCCCACTTGGACCACCTTGACCACCACGATTTTGTGCTGGAATACTATAAGCAACTGCACCTTGGGAAGTATTAGCGTTACCATCTCCTCCTAAATTTGGGTCAGAAGTAGCGCTAGTTATATTTATTGCCGTTCCAACAGATACAGTTCCTGATCCAGGACTAGCTGCTCCTGGAGCGGCTGCTCCCGCTCCGCCAGTTGCTGATACGGCTGGTCCAAAAGATGAAGTTCCGCCAGGGCTACCAGCACCACCACCTGAATTACCACCACTACCTGCTGAACCTACTGTAATTGCAACTGGAGCAGAAACTGGGACATTTGCACTTGCATAACCACCGCGACCTCCAGATCCGCCAGGTGTAGTGCCTGCCCCTGAACCGCCGCCACCACCACCAACCAAAGATACCTTTACTCGTGTAGCCGATGCAGGTTTTGTCCAAGTGCCAGGGCTTGTAAATACTTCAGTTTGTAATTGACCGCCGCTAGATGCCGCCGCAATTGTAATTGAGCCTGATCCGTTTGTTACTGTAATCCCTGACCCTTGTGTAATAGTAGCCGCAGTAAATCCTGATCCGTTCCCAATAAGAAGTTGACCATTAGATGCAGTTGTAACGCCTGTTCCGCCATTGGCAGTTGGAAGCGTTCCTGTAACGGCAGTCGTTAAACTAGCCTGTCCTGAAGTATTTACCTTATTGGCAAATTGACTTAAATTAAATGCTTGTGTCATCTTTTCCCCTTATGCCGCACCTGCGCGAGCGAATGTTTGTTGTTGAATTATAAATGATTCTGTAGGGCTATTAGTTAATGTATAGCTATTAGTAGAAGTCGTATAATCCACACCGCCTTCATATAATACACCATTTGCATAAATTCCTAAAGCCCCATTTGTAAAATTAAATGAATAAAAAATTTGCCCAATAGTAGTAAATGTAATCACATTTTGTGGAGTGCCTGTAGGAGTTGTTGTATTGTTTCCGCTAAATTGAATAATAGTTAAAAGACCATCGGATACGGCTGGAATATTAGTATAAGTATTTCCTACAATATCATAATCAGAATCAGGCACAATAGTTCCGTTATAAAAAGGAAGTTCGTAACCTGAATTAAAAAACCATGTTGTAGGTGTATAAGATGAAGCTGAAGTTAATGTAGCTTCAAATCTGCTAAATACAGGATAGCTTGATCCTGAAGCTCTATAAGTATATATAGGATCGCCAGCCGTTAATCCTGTAGGTGAAGTGGTAAATGTAATAGTTGCCGTTCCGTAATTAACACTAGATACTGTATATTGAGTTGGCGTGCCAGTATTACTAAAAGTCATAATATCGCCAGCATTAATTAATTGAAATGGCATTTCAGCAATATTCCAAGTAACATTAGCACCCGCTACGCTTGCAACATTAAGATGGGTATTGTCATAAAAATTGCCACTTGATATAGCTCTCATTGAATAAATAGTTACTACATCGTTTAATGTCGCGCCTGTGCTTAAAGTAACTGTGCCTGTAGCCCCACCCGTATCTGTGTATTCTGTATCAGATAATAAAAGACCATTTATAAATACTAGGCATTGACCTTGAATATAAGTTGCAGCACGAGTAACTGAAAAGACTGTTTGAGAAGCAGTTGCATCAAAATAATCTATAGTCATATAGAAGTTATCAGGTGTTGTAAATCCTACCACTCGACCATAAATATCAACTGTAATTGTAGCGGCTGATCCTGTAAAAGTAGCAGGTCCACCAAAGTCTAGGAATTGATCTAAAGAAGCTATTAATTGACCATCGCCTGTATTAGATACTTTAACTTGCCCTGTGCCTGTAGTAGTTGTTCCTGTAGTAATTAATTGACCTGTCTTATTATCAAGATCAATAACATTTAATCCGTCAGGCAAAGCTGACCATAATCTAGGATCAAAGTCTGCAATAGTTGTTGGCACAAATTGTCCTGTGCCTGAAGCGTAATCAGCAAAGTCTGTGTCAAAACTAAACTTGCGACCTGTTCTATTAATAAAGCATAAAAATTTATTAGTGCCAAAAGCAGGATCAGCTAGATACCATTTATAGTCTGAAGGTGTAGTTGATGGGCTTGTGGAAGCATTATTATAAAGACCATAATAAAGCCTACCTGTAGGGTTTAAACTAAAATTAGTTAATCCGTCAATAGTATCTGCATAAGCTACAGAAAGGAATTTTTCTGTATATTGGAATGTTGTAGGTCGCCATGTAAGTTTAGCTGAAGCCAATGAATAATTACTATTAGCTAAATTATTAACCATGCGAGTAAAGAAATACCAATCGCCTGCGGGTATATTAAATAATTGCACATCAGGCATATAAGTATTAACTACATAAGGACTTCCGCCTGGTTGCACTTCAGTCGTTCCTGCAAATATAAGTTGATCGTCTGTAGGGTATTGATAAGCTGAATAATAAATTTCTGCATATTCAGAAATACCCGCACTTGAAGTTTGTATTCTTATTGTAAATGCAGGGTTAGTAATAGATGGATATTGTGCAGTAATTACAGGCGCATAAACTGTGCCAAAAGTTGTAGGGCTTCCAATGCCTGTATTTGGACTTGGAGTAAATTCAGTAATTGGCATATCGTCAAATACTGCTGGATTAAATTCTGATAAGAAAAGTTGAGCAGTAATAGTGCCTGTATCACTAAATTTTTGAGTTACTTTTGTAATTCTAAATAGTTTAGCATTCCATCCATAATTGGCATTAGTAACTGTTACTATATCGCCAGCGTCTAATTGAAGCCCTGTAAAATTAATTTCTACTTGAATTTGTAAATCTTCCCTTGCCGCTTTTAACATTCTATTGGCAAGATATTGAGCGGTTACATTGTTATTAGTTAAATAAAGATTAACTGATTGTTTATTAACAGGCTCATTAGGAAATAAAAGACTTGGATCAATTTGTGCTAGATCAAAAGTAGCAGATGAAAAACTGTCTTTTTCTGATCCATCAGGAAATTTAGTTTCAATAACATTAAATGAATTAGATATATCAATTGGGCTTACTGTTATTCCGCCAATCGTATTTGTATTGTCAATTGCCATAGCTACTGTGTAAGTAGTCTTTTGAACAATAACACCCCATTGACTTGTAATTTCATTATATCTAACCAAACAATCGCAACAATTAGCCATGTTTTGAATGTTTTGCATTATTTTTTGAGTTGTTAATAAAGTGCCATTAAATGCAAATTTAGATACTGTGGCTGATCCGCCTGTGTAAGTTGTATATGGAATTGTAGTGCTTGAATAAGTGTTTAAGTCTGTAAGGCTAATAGTATCAATTTGAGCTACAGGAATTGCCGCACCATATCTAGTTGATGATAAATAATCTAAAAAGCAATCGCCTGGTAGCGTTCTTGAATTTGTAATTTGAAAACGAGTTTGATTTAAAGATACAAGGTTTCTTGATTGACTATATTTCATGTGAACAATAGCAAATACTGTATTGCTCATTAATTTAGAACCGCTCCAAGTATATACAAGTCCACTTGTATTCATAACTTGAATAGCAGATTGCGTAGTATTTACAGGATTATTTGATCCATTTCTATAAAGATATATATCCATATATCCTGTAATATCTTGAGTTTCGCCTGTGGATTCATCTAGCAATCCTAAAACTTTGTATAGCTCACCAGCAGTTGTGCTAAATACTACTCTTTTACCACCCCAATAAATTTGACCAAAACTAAATGTATCAGGCGTGCCACCTGTTTCAGTATTAGTAACTTCAGATAAAGCAAACACCCAATAAATATCTTGATTGTCAGAGCTAATTGACATATCAACAATAATGCCGCCGACATAAGCAGTTCCGTAAACTATAGGAAGTTTATTGTCGCCTGCGGGCGGGGCTTGTTGTCTATTGCCTGGATTGGGTTGAGATTGTTGCGCGCCTTGATTAGGTGCGTCAGGTGCAAACACAGAGGATATAACAGACGATATAACCATATTTATTGCAAATGCTAATATTTGCCCGCCAAGTGTGGCAGCAAACGCAGCTCCAAAAGCAGAACTTACAATAAATCCACCCATTACTTAATTTCCCAATGATGTTCTAATAATTTTAATCCAAACTTACTTAAATCAACATGAGGATAGCTTGACATAACTGCTTGATTTATCTCATGTTTATCTGTCATATCTTTTCCTATTTTAATATATTCTTTAATCAATCTTGCAATTACAATTTTGGTTTGACCATGCAACATAACTTCTTGTAATTGGTAAATATCTTTATTCCAAAAAGATTGGCTTTTATAAGCCACTAGGAATCCTGTTATCTTATCATCGACTAATACAAATCCATGACCTGCATACAAAGTATTTAAAATAGATTCAACATAAGTCTTTGACCAGCTTAACGGATTCTTTGTTAATGGATTATCCGATTTAATTGCAAAGTCTTTTAGTAGTTCTATTATCTTATCGTTATCGTATTTATTAGCAAATCGAATCATGTCTTATAAACTGATGGGTCCAAACTCTTTCCAAAGAAATAATTAACACCTTGAATAAATGCTACGCGATCCATTGATGTGTCGCCTGGATTAAAAAATTGCCACGCATTGTCATTAGTAAATCTGCCAGCAGTTCTGTTTTGAAGAATGATTTGTGTGCTAGATGCTGATACACCAATAATGCCTACATACATTCTTATTTCTTCCATCCATTGTTCTGATATGGTGAAAGAATTTATATAGCCTGTAAAAAATTTATAAAGACCGCCTGTGCCACCTGTAGTTATAAGCTCATTATTAACATCAAAAAATCCATGCCACATTTCAATTAATGAGCCTTTAATTTCTTGACCTAATACCCAGCCTAATAATGCGGTATCAATTCCCACTAAAGTTATATTTGTTTCATTAGCAGTTGATTTAATATCTCTTTGCACATCGCCGACACGAACTAAAGCGCCAAGTGCATCAAAAGGCTCGCTATCAACGGCAGGAATTGTTAATATATTTGGAGTGGTTGCAAATCGATAAGTAGCTGAAGGAGTGGTGACCCTTACAAAGTCAGCCATTCTTATATTATTTGTTCCTACTATGGGAGTTATCACATCCATTATAAGACCGCTTCTATTGCTTTAAATGTTCCTGTCCATCCAATAAATGAATCATCAGTCATAGGGATAAGTGTGTAGTTTGGGTATTGCTGAAGGATTACAGGAAAGGTTATTCCTATATAAGTGTTTCCACCTATTGATTGTGTAGTGCCATATTGACCTATAACTGCAAACATAGGGCTTGCAAGTGTAGTCATAATAGTTCTGTGAACAGGAATATTAACTGTAGAACCACTACCTCTTTGAACATCAGCAGTTGCTATATAAGAATATCTATCAATCTGTAAGAAGTCGCCTGTCTTTACAATATATTCTGTAGCGCCCATTGTAGGTAGTGAACCTAATACAATAGTTTTATTAACTGAAGATGTTTGATATTGGCAAGCACTAATTTCTGCTGAAGTCATATCACCTTGATAGTAAATATAATTAGCCCAACCTGTTACACCAAAATTAAGATACTGTTCAAATTCACGATCTGCCGTTCTTAATGCAGATAGTAATTGTCTGTTTTGAGAATAAAGCAAATAATTCATTGGCTTCATTTCAAAAGAAAATGGTTGAACACCAATAATTTCTGAAGTTGAGATCCGCTGATTGCGACTTAATACTTGACCCACAAACCTTTGATCGTTTATGGTAACTGATTCAGCTATTGCTAATATAGTGTTTAAGGTTGCCATAATTATCTACTTTGTGGAAGGCCTCTTTGTGCGGATTGGTTAGCTGACCATACCGCTTGTTTATTTGCTGCCAAGAATTGTGTTGCGCTTTGTGTGTCAATAGCGCTCATATTAGCAATGTAAGGGCCATTATACACTACTTGAGGTTGATTATTACGCGATCCTAATTGGTTATTTGGAATAATCGTTCCTGGAGTTTTTGGTATAAATAATTCAGGGCCTCTTTCGCCTACAATAGAAGGGCCTGTAATATCACCACCATCAGCAAATTTAGGATATGGCGCGCTTGCTAATGATGAATAGCCTGGCGTATATCCACCGCCACCTCCAAATAAACCACCAAACAAACCGCCTATATCTATCTTGCTAAATATAGATGTGGCTTGTGCTTTTAATTGTATTTTAATTAAATCAGAAATAATGCTTTGAGCAAGACTGCTAAAGTTTAATTTACCTGTTCTTACAAATTCATCAAGCGCAGATTCCATTGTATTAGTAATAGATACAAATGCTTGCTCACCTAATTTAGCTGCATTTGTAGCGTTTTCAGTATAACTTGCAAAAGCTTTTTTCCATCCAAACTCAAAATTTCTTTGTGATTGCGCAATAGCATATTCCTCTTTTGCTCTATTAATTTCAGTTTGCGCCCACTCGTTAGCTTGTTCTTTTGACATCTTACGGCCAAATTGATCGCCTAAAGTTAATTGTTTACGCTTTTGTTCAATGTCAAATAACTCTAATTGAAGTTTTCTTTCATTTTCAGATAAAAATACTAATTCAGATTCATATTTGCTTCTTTGTCTTTTAGCTTCAGAAATCATTATTTCTTTTCTATAAAATTCTTCTTGCTTTTTTAATGCTTCAGCAAGTTTTTTTTCTGATTCTGATTGTTCTATTTTGCGCCTGGCTTCTATGCCTGATCTATCGGCAGTAAAGTTAGGCCCCGCCGCACCTGAATAATCCGTAGGGCTATATGTTGAGCTTCCTTGAGCTCCTTTTGGTCCCATGCCAAAAAATTTGTCTATCTTTTCAAAGTAAGGGTCTAGCTTTTGATTGGCTCTATGTATGGCCTCCATCGCTTTTGCAATAGCTTCTAATACTGGCAATACATTCTTGGCTAGATTGTCTTTAAAGTGAAGCCATCTTACATCCATGGAATCAATCGCTACACCTATGCGTTTATAGACTTCATCTGATCCTGCAAATGAACCTTTAGCTTTTTCGTAATCTGCATACAAGCCTTTAACATCAACGCCTTTAACTGCCTTACCTAATAAGTCAAATGCTAGGGCATTTCGTCTAATTGGGTCTTCAATACTGCTTAAACCTTTTAGAGTTTTTTCTAATAGTTCCTGCTCTGTTAAATTGCCTAGGTCTTTAGTTGTTATGCCTAAATCTTTAAATGATTTTCGAAGTTTGTCAGAGCCCTGAACTGCTTCGTCTACTTTATTTGTAAATGATGCAAATATTTTTGAGTTGTCATTTATATTTCCGCCATTAAGAGCAAGCGCTTGAGATAGCTCCAAAACACTTTCTACCGCTACCTCATTGGCTTTAGCTACATCATTGATTTGGTCGGCAAACTGTATGGCTTCTTTTGAAGCTGCCAGAAATGCAGTGCCAACGGCTGCAAGACTTATTTTAGCGCCTGCACTAAAGCCTTCAACCTTGTCTTTGGCCATGCCTAGGTTTTGATTAAACTCGCCTGCATCAAGCCCTAGTAAAACCGCTAATCTTGAAATAATTGCCATGGTTACTTACCTTTAAATTTATTTATATCAAATCCTTTAGCTTGGCTCATAAATGTCAATAATGATTCACTGGCAGACTCTTTAGGTTCATCGTAATAATAGGGATACACATTCCCTAATATACTTTTAAGTGTGTATGGTTGGCTATTATTTGCCTTTAAATAGTTAAAGACGCCCGCCGTGAGGGTTCCTAGCCCCACTATCGCACTTTTATTTCCCAAGGCACCGTCAGCATACATGACCATAATTTCGTTCATTGTAGCCTCATCTAATGCGTCAATGTCTTGTATTGTATGCCCATTAAAAATCATAGCCGCTCGGACTTGAGTTCTTAATGAGCCAGTTACTTTGAGCGGACTTCCTTATATTCAGGACTTATAACTTCATTGATTTTTTCGATCAATGTCAGCTGGATTGCTAGTGGAAATTCAGCCTCAATATCCTCATAGGTTATTTGATCTAATGTTTCACCATTTTCGCCTATTAAAAATTTAATATATGCGGTAATTCTATATTGCAATATATGTTTATTGGTGGCTGTTTCTTTCATGGATCGGCCGTCAATAATAATGTCGTTATTTTTTTCCTCTATACCTTCTACTTTTCTAATGTCTTCAGTTAAGGTCTGATAAGCTTTTTCTATAGCTTCAAAATCAGGATTTTTAGCATAATTATAAATTGCCTCTATTTCAGATACGCTAGGAACCTTAACTTTAAAAGTATGGCCTCCTAATTCAAATGATCGCGTTAAAACGGCTAATCTATTTTCTTCGTATTTCTTACCTAATGCTGATCCTAATTTGCTCATGTCTTATTTTCCTTTATGTTAAATTTTTTGTTTTGGTTTATAGCTTTCAATTCTTAATTTTAAAATTTGACCTAATAATGCACTAACACTTTGCGCCTGGCTTTCCAAAGATGAGCGCAGAAATGGTTTAGCTGACATTTTGCCTGTGCCAAACTCGTTTGCTATAGCTCTCGCGTCATACGCGTAGCCTTGTTCGGCATAAAATTTACGCCTTTCGTTTGTATATGCTTTGCCTTTTAAATGGCCGTGGGTAGATTGGAATTGTTTCTTTAATTTGCGAGGAATAGGTCGAGTAGATACAAGGGATATAACAGAATCTTTTGGACTGATATATCGTGATTTCATATCTTTTTTACTTGGCCGCCTTGCAGTAACATAAAGCGATCTTTCCAATAATCCTGTATCTTTTGGTGCCATTGCTTTTGCCATAGCCAAGACTGGTTTCATAGCATCCCGCACGGATGGGATTAATACTTTACTTTTAGCGTCTTTATCGCCTATTTCATTTTGAAGTCGAGTAAATGCCTCTAGGGTTTCTTTTAGCCCTGATACTTCAAATTTTGCATCCATTAATCTGCCTTAATTATTTTATGATAGATAGCGTTATTTAGTTTAATAGCATAATCAACAGCTTCTTCAGGTGTTAGTTTATCTGCATGATTTTTTGCAATCTCATGAGCTAAATTAATTCCTGTCAATCGTTGTTGGGCAAACCCAAACCAGTTCTTTTGTCCAGAACTAGCTTGGGATACCAAATAACTTAATAAATCATCAGTTGTTTTAACTTGTGCTGTCATCTCTTTTCCTTTAATTAAGTATTGTTAGACCAACCGTATTGATTGCCGCGTGGATGCACTGTAAATGTGCATTTAGCTTCAGCAGAAGGGTTTGAGTCAACACTAAATTGACCTACGCGACCATTGAAAGCATAAGCAACAAAGTCACCTAGTCCATCAGTAGCTAAAATAACAAATGTGCGGTCAATTGTTCCATTGTAAGCATCGTCACGCATTTGTAGCAGTTGTGTGTCCGCAGGGTTCCAAGCAGCAGTGATTGTCATTGATGTAGGAGCAGCTTGAGTTGGAATCTTGTCAGATTGACGAGCGCCAGCTACATTGAAGTTTGCTACTGCATCATCTTGACCGAATGCTGGGATAGCTTCTACAGGTAAAACATTAGATGAAATTGCAATAGCATTAACATCAGCCCATGTTGCTAACTCTGTGTTGTCTAATACAGTTGGGTTTGCGCCTGGTTGCGCATAAAGGGTTGCGCTAAACCCAGGTAAAACTCGATTTGGAAGTGCCATAATTATTTCCTCACATTAAAAAATTAAAAAATCTTATGTTGGTATGTATAAGGTGCAATCCATATAAATATTAAATAGATTGATCTCATTGTCGTATCCATTATAAAGCCAATTTACATCTGCCTTTGATATTGGAATATAAACTCCACTAGGGTTTCCAAATATGCCGCTATATCCATGCAGAGCTTGCAAAATATCGTTTGCTAATTGAAATCCAGTTGCCATATCAGATGAAAATACGCTTATCTGAAATATTGGTGTATCTATGCCTTTATTGTTTTGGTAAATTCCAGTAAAGACTTCTTGATGCACATTACGGAGTTGCCAAGTTACAAACGCAGGCTCTGTAGCAAAATTTCTATTAAAATTAGCATATACAGGCGTTGGGGATATTATATCACTTAACTGCCATTGTATTGCTTTTGCGTAATCATTTACATTTTGTTGAATAGCCATTTTAAACCTTTGTGGTTGGGTCTGATCTATAGCACATTAAGGTTACAGACATTCTGTCGTTAGCTTCTATAGCGTCAGTAATACGCCACTCATGGTTTCTCCAAGTAATCGAATATAAGTTTTGATTATCTACAATATCTTTTAAATTAGGTGTGTAATTAAAAGTAAATTGAATCAAATCTTGATAGACTCGATATCTTTCGGTAATAGCAAGCGAATTCTTTACATCAGAGACCAATGGCCTTGTTGTAAATTTCTTTGTTATTGTAGTTGTATATTCACCATATTCATCAGTGCCAAATGTTAGGTCATTTACATCTACATTTTCGTAGCGTTTAATGGCCATTACATCACCAACGGTTTATATGGTCTTAAAAGAGCATCCACTCCGTATGGAATGTTTTGTAGCTTGCTTAATGTTGTTTCTGATCGGTTGTTATAAAGATGAGTTAGTAATAATAAAGCCGCTTGTTTAATAACAGGATAAGCCTGTAAAAAATTAGGATTGATTGTATATTCAATAACAATAGGCGATGTCACATTCATATTTATATCTTGCGGAGTGCCATTAGGTAAAATTACTTTATTACCAGTTGGATCGTAAGAATAATTAGTGCTTGCTAAAGTTATAAGAG